ATGAAAAGTATGCAGGTGCTTATGTTAAAGAACCGAAACCAGGATGCTATGATTGGGTTGTCTCTTTTGACCTCAACTCTCTGTATCCTCATCTTATTATGCAGTACAATATCTCACCAGAAACCCTCTGGGAGACTAGACATCCCAGTGCAAGTGTTGAAAGGATCTTAGACCAAGAGATTGATTTCTCAGGTGAGTTTGCTGTTTGTGCTAATGGTGCACAATATCGAAAAGACATTCATGGTTTTCTTCCAGAAATGATGCAGAAGATCTATGATGAACGCACGATATATAAAAAGAAGATGCTTATTGCCAAGCAAGAAGACGAGAAAAAACCAACTGCTAAACTTAAAAGAGACATCTCAAAGTTTAACAACATTCAGATGGCAAGAAAGATTCAACTTAACTCTGCCTATGGTGCTATTGGTAATCAATACTTTAGGTATTACAATCTTGCAAACGCTGAAGCAATCACACTCTCAGGACAAGTAAGCATTCGTTGGATTGAACAACGAATGAATGAGTATCTAAATAAACTACTTAAAACAGAGGAGGAAGACTATGTTATTGCAAGTGATACTGATAGCATATATCTTAATCTCGGTCCTTTGGTTCACAGTGTATACAAAGGGAGAGAAAAGACTGCTGAAAGCATCGTTACGTTCCTTGATAAGGTCTGTAAGTTGGAACTTGAAAAATATATTGAGAGTTCTTATGAAGCGTTGGCCAAGTACGTAGGAGCATACGAGCAGAAGATGGTCATGAAGCGAGAGAACATCGCTAACAAGGGTATCTGGACAGCTAAAAAACGTTACATTCTTAATGTATGGGATAGTGAAGGTGTTCGATATGAAAAACCAAAACTAAAAATTATGGGTATTGAGGCAGTAAAGTCATCTACACCTGCTGCCTGTAGAAACTCAATCAGAGACTGTCTTACTGTGATCATGAATGAAGATGAAGCAGCAGCACAAAAATTTGTTTCTGATTTTAGATCACACTTTGATCAATTACCAATCGAAGATATCTCATTTCCTAGAGGATGTAATAATCTAAATAAGTGGGCAAACCCATCTGGCATATACACTAAAGGAACACCTATTCATGTTAGGGGTGCTTTACTGTACAACCATTACAATAAGAAAAACAAATTGACACACAAGTATCCTCTTATACAAGACGGTGAAAAGATTAAATTTGTATACTTGAAGACACCTAATAAAATTGCTGAGAACGTGATTAGTTACTTAAATACGTTTCCAAAAGAACTTGGACTTGACAAACATGTAGACTATGAACTACAATTTAACAAGAGCTTCCTTGAACCAATTAAAGTCATCATGGATGTCATTGGGTGGCAACCCGAAAAAGTAGCATCACTGGAGTTTTTATTTGGATGAAGAAACCAATTTATCTTGTAGAGTATCAAAAAGCATTTGGTGCGGGTATGCATCCGTTTACCAAAACCTTTAGCGATATAAAGGAAGCACAGTGGTTTGAACGTGCAATGAAACGTTCTAATTTTATTACTAAATTATTGACAGTTACAGAATGAGTTTTCTAAAAGACATAGTAAAGGAGATCGACAATGAATACGCAACTCTCGTTTCTGATGGAGTGGCAGCTGGTGACACAAGCGGTTACATTGACACTGGTTCTTATGTGTTTAACGCTCTCGTTAGTGGATCTATCTATGGTGGAGTCCCTGGAAACAAGATCACTGCTATTGCAGGTGAAAGCAGTACTGGTAAGACTTTCTTTTGCCTTGGCATTGTTCAACATTTCCTTGAGAGTAATCCAGATGCTGGCGTAATCTACTTTGAATCTGAATCTGCTATTAGTAAGCAGATGATTGAAGACAGAGGTATCGATTCTAATAGAATGATGATTGTGCCTGTTACAACAGTACAACAATTTAGAACGCAAGCAATCAAAATTCTGGATAAATATACAGAGTTAGATGATAAGAAACCTATGATGTTCGTTCTGGACTCATTAGGTATGCTTTCTACCAGTAAAGAGATAGAAGACTCTGAAGCAGGTAAAGAGACTCGTGACATGACTCGTGCACAAGTTGTCAAATCTATCTTTCGTGTGCTAACATTAAAGTTAGGGAAAGCAAATGTTCCCTTACTTGTTACCAATCATACTTATGATGTGGTAGGTGCATACATTCCAACTAAAGAAATGGGAGGCGGTAGTGGACTCAAATACGCTGCATCAACAATTATATATCTATCAAAGAAGAAGGAAAAAAATGGTAAGGAGGTTATTGGAAATATTATCAAATGCAAGACCCAAAAGTCCAGACTAACGAAGGAGAACTCAGATGTTGAGACACGATTATTTTATGACCGTGGACTGGACAGGTATTACGGACTATTGGAATTGGGTGAAAAATATGGAGT